GTTGGGTTTTGTCGTTTTTCTTTTTTTGTGGCTTTGTACCACTCTCTAGCCTCTTTTGATATTGCAACCGCAATTCCAACGATTGCTACTAGAGTTGTGATTTTTTCTTCCATTCCCTCACCTCCTTACAATTATATTATATACCATGTGGCATATATTGTCAACACTTTTTAAAAAATAATTTGAGAAAAATGCAAAAAAATAAAGCCTACCAATTAAGGTAGGCTCTTTTTTTATTCTTCGAAATGGATTGCACCATTTTCGTCTACATAAACTGCAGCACGTTCTAGCATCTCACCATTTTCTTTAAAATAGTAGAATTTATCACCAATCTTACGTACTTCCTTGGAAACCATGTCCCCATTTTCGTTTGTACAATAGTACCATTTGTCGAAATACTGAATCCAACCAGTAACCATTTCTCCAACGTTATTGAAGAAGTACCACTTACCGTTGATGTTTTGCCAACCTACAGCCATGAATCCTCCTGGCTTTAACCAATACCATAATCCTTCAGAATCTTGGTACCAAGTGTTTTCAAGAGCATAGCCATTGTCATCAAATCGGAAGTAACTTCCATTAATCTTTTCCCATTTTGATTTAGGGTAAGACCCGTCATCGTTTCTATACCACCAACCTTTTTCGTCTTCAATCCAACCGCTAGGACGTTGGACGTTTTCTGAATCAGTAGCATAATCTGGACGAATAAATGCGACCATATTTGCGTATGAGCGTGTACGATAACGAGCAGGGCCACCGTTTTCTAGATAATCCCAGTTTCCATCTACGTTCTGTTCGATAGTCTTAAGAGTGTAGCCATCACTATCTTCGATTACTACACCAGTATGCCCATAAGGCGAACCTGGCACATCCATTACAAAGATGTCACCAGCTTTTGCGATAACTCCCGGACCTTCTTGAATAACATTAAGTCCTTGAGCTTCAGCAGATTCAGGTAAATTAATAGCATTTCCATTAACTACTTTCCCAGTAGCTTCATACATTACTTTTGCTACTAAATCCCAACATTGCCAACCGTACCACCCGTCAAAGTTAACACCAATGTTGTTGTCTGCTAAATTTCTTACATAATTGATTGCTTGCGCTAAAGTAAACATAAAAATTCCTCCTTTTAATTATGGCTATGTTAATGGCCAAGGGTCGTCTGTAACATAACTTATATTAGAAACCCTGATGTCTCCGATGTCTTTATCTGTTGGTATTGGGTCTAAGAATTGGAAGCGTAAGTGGTTTGCGTCTCCGTAACCTCCAAGATACCATGTACCGTAAGAAACCCCATCGTCGTTATATATTGGTCCGATTAACGAAGTGGCTGTTCGGTAACCATAAGGCATTTGACCATTTGTTAAGATAAAAACTTTCTTTTCACGGTTTCCCGGATGTGCCACGAATCCAAGCCCACCACGGCGAACAATACCGAACCAACCCCATTGTAAACCGCCAAATTGTAGTTGCACAGTATCATTAATTCTTCGTGCTTTTATGGATGAATTACCGAGTTTTGAAGATGCATTTAGGACTTTCCAACCGGTATCACCGTCTAATACAGCCCAACCTTGGTTTCCCGAAGGGGTACGTTTAATCCATTTCAAAGCTCCGTTAGTTTTCTTAGTGTCAACGTATGTCTGTCCGATAGTACCATCGACTTTACCGTTTGGCATACCTTCGCCAATTAACTCGCTAGATGAAGTTGGTGCATTTTGACTAGAAGTTGGTAGATTAACACTTCCGCCACCATCAGATAAGATGAGTGTATTCCCTGATAAAGTCAATTTTTGAGGATTTTTAGGAATAGATGCAAGTTGTTCTTTAGTTGCGTAGCTTTCCCCTTTTTGCTCAATAGTAGAAAGTCTTTGCTTAACTTCAGTATCGTTATAAGCTTGAGGGATTTCTGACTTCTTAGCATAACCCTCTAGGCTTTGATGTTCGGTAAGATACCCTTTGCCCGCTAAAACATCATTTGTCACAAAATTTGAAGTATCAATAGCCGGCTTATTTTCTAACCGGCTTACCCGCTCTTTTAATTCTGCATCATTGTATGGTTGCGGTATTTCTTGCTTCGTTGCATAGTTAGACAATGATTGATGCTCGGTTAAATAGCCTTTAGATTCCAATTCTTGCTTGGTAACTAATTCGCTAGTATTCACGCTTGGTTTATGTTCCAAAACTTCCAAACGTTGCTTGATTTCTGCATCGTTATATACAGTATCATTATCTGTCTTATTTTCTAACGCTGTTACACGCTGTTTTAAGGCGCTATCGTCATAGACTGTATCTTTATCAGTCTTTGTCTTCAAAGTCTCAATTTCGGTTGAAATTCGCCCGATTTCAGTACGCAGGTTGCTATCGTCATAAGTGCCACCTTGTTCTTTGATTTTTGAAAATAGTGCATCTAGCTCTTGCTTAGTAACGATGTTTTCAACATCTACGATGCGCCCTGATGTCCGTTCGACTAACGGTGCTTTTTTGGCTTTATCCATAGCACTAACCCATACGTTAAATGCAAATGAGTAAACGTCTGTTGATTGTTCTACCTTATCGAAATATACATAACCAACCACAGGCTCATCCGTAGTAATTAAAGTACTATCGAATGGAACTGTAATTGTATTTTCTGAGATTGTAGCTTCAACAGTTATATATCGTTTTGTATATTTGAAATAAAACAAGAAAAGAACTTTTGAAGCCGTTAACTCATCAACAGTGAATTTGAATGTTGCAGTACCTTTGTCGTGGCTGTAAATTTCATGCCCTAATTTTTCAATGTCTCGACTAGCTGACGTAATAGTTAAATGCTTTTTAATTACTTTTTCCATACGGCCCTCCTTTTTAAAATAAAACGAGAGCCTAAGAAAGGCTCTCGTTGTCGTTATTATTGATTATTAGGTTGTTCGTACGTCATAGCGCGTGTACTGTCGCTAATTCCACTCGTTGTAGGGTCGTTAACGATTCCGACAATCATTAATACTGCAAATAGTGCATTGATGAATACTAATAGTTTATCAATCGTTTCACCTAATTCAAGTTTAACTCCAAACACAGCTAAAAATGTTTGAAGTAATAACGCTAAAGCTGGCACTAATGTAACCCAAAATGTTTTATTTAAAATTCGTACTTTCCAATTGATCATCATAATTATTCAACCTCTTCCTTATTTGTTAATTTTTTTATTTTGTTTTCTTGTTGCTTCCGCATCGTTTTTAGATACGGTTTAAGTGATTCAGGGAATGGCAATCCTAATGCCTCCCAATTCTCAGCTAACGAAACCGCGTAGCTGAAGATAAAAAATAAGCATGTGGTTACACCGATTTCTCGGTGACCCAATGCTCTCGCATACATAGCAGTCACAATGACTACAGCGCAAACCAACGCGTGTCTTAATAGTCCATTTGTGCTTGTTTTGCTATCAAATCGTTTCAATTTAAAAGCCTTGATGTATCCGGAAACTACATCAAAGCAAATTAACCAAAACAGAATTTGAATATACGGACTACGCATCAGTCCTTGTAAATGCGTGGATAATACGTTAAATTCGACATCAAAATTTATCATCTATTACAACTCCATGATTTCTACTACAGTTTTGTATTTCTTGATTTCATCCCGTTTGTTTGAATTTTCTTGTTCCAAACGTTGAATGTCTTCTGAAAGATTTTGAATTTTTTGTTCGTATTGCGCTTTTTCTTCATTCATGCGATTAATATCCGCCTGCTTAGTAGTCACTTTTGTTTCTAATGCAGTGATTCTATTTTTAATTTGTTCCAATTCCATATTTGTTACCTCCTAATTTGTAATAATAATGCCATCAAAACACAGCCAGTCGCTATTTACATCTTTTACTACTACAATAGTTCCAGATTCGTAAACGTTTAATGTGCATTGCTTGTAATCTTTTGTCATTCCTCTTATAAACATTGATTTCTCAGGCTTAACTGGAAAATTAATCTTGAGTGCATGCCTCCACGGAGTCACGTCCCCACCTTTACAGCTCCCTCTTAATTCGATTGAACCAGTATTAGTGACTTTATACTGAACGGGTGGATAATCAGTGCCATAATCTTGCCACCCGTTTAAGTACGTTGCATTTTTCCACACATTTGTCCATTCTGACCATTTTCCATTTTCCAAAATTCTAGTGTGTAAGTTAGTTGAATTAAATGGCGTATATTGTTGAATACAATAATTAGAATCCGAACTGTGAGTTATTACAGATACATATCCATAATTATTAGTTCCTGCTGGATTGTGCTGAACACCAAAGGCGTGATAGCCTCCAGCCGTTTTTAAATTGTTTAAATCGCCAGCGAATTTATTTGATTTACCATCTCTGGAAGTTAATACAAATTCTTGGATTGGGTTTCCACGAGACAGTAACCCTTCTTCAGCATTAAGCGTATTGTGTACTGCTACTGGATAGAATGATTCAAGATGCCCTTTTAACTCAGGAAATCCACCAAATGCCCATCTACCGTCACCCATTACAGCTAATACTGAAGATGAACGTACTGTAATTGTAGAGTCTGCAGCTTTACTTAACTTGTCCTTCACAATCAATTTTAAGTCATAAGACTTAGTTAGATCATAGAAGGCTCCACAGTCTATCTGTCTGCTTAATCGTTCTATCGTTTGGTCTGTGTACGAAACAGCATCTAACCATCGATTTGCTTTCTTCTCAGAATACTGAATCTTAATTGAATAAGAATTTTTATCAACTCCATTAATTATCACAGGACAAACATTTGCTAATACTGTTGCAATAATAGTCTTGTTAGTCCCATTACCTGCACGATTAGCTAAGAAACCTAAAATTTTAGGAGCATAGTAATTAAGTACATTCACTTGAATCGATGTAGTTGCTGTTCTTCCACGCGAGTCTGTGACTTTTGCTGTGGCGGTTAATTCTCCTGTTTTGTTCGCAGGAAAATCTCCTTGTGCTGCACGTACAATTAAATTATCCAGTGCTACTTCACTCGATACGATTGTTGAACCGTATGCACCGTTTGCTCCATCAATGGCCAATCTGATTACTGATTTATCTTTAATGAAGTGCCCTTGAGGAATCACTTCTGATAATTCGTTTGTTTGCTCAGAAGATGTGAGCGCAGCAATCGTTGGAACAATGTTTTCCGGTACTTTAATTGGTACGTTGTACTTATCTACATCAACACCAATCTTAGTATCTCCTTGGAACGTTCTTACAGACACATCTAGTGAACCAGTAGCGCTGTTTGTAATTCGATTAGCATAATCGATTGGAACAGTAATTTGAACGCTTGTGTCATGACCTTTACCCAAGTCTACCCAATCACTTCCATTTACACGCCACCAGACTTGATGTCTAAATTCTGCAACTTTCTTATCAATGTTAATTGTGATTGGTTGTCCTAATTCTGTTTCTGTGACAGATTTGATTCCACTCGATCTAGGAATGTTCGATAAATTAACAGTTCCACTAAACCAGTTGATGTTACCTTGGTCTGCGATGTTTGTTAATCTTGCCCAAATAGTAATACTCTTGGTTCCGTCTTCATTATGAGGAATTGTCATGGTTCCACTTCCGAATGTAACCCACTGAGAATTTCTCAAATCATAACTAACGTACTTGCTGAGAGTTGATTGACCATTGATTTCAACTTCTGCTAAAGACTCGTTGTTTAAATCGAACACCCATGTGCTAGCTCTTTCTAACCATAATTGCCACGATATTGTGGAAGTGTTAGCTTGAATATTAGTACTTGTTTCAGTGACTTCTAAAACCAACCTAACGTATCCGCTATTTGTTGTTTTAGATATTCTAGCCATTATTTACACCTCCTACATACGAAATCGTAGTAAACTCATTGTTAAATCGTTCGAAAATATGGTTTGCAATCGTGATTGTATTCCAGAATGTACCGGACACAATATTCATTTGTTGCCCTGAAACATAAGCAACCACACGACCACTGTCGATGAACTCCATGCGTTCGTTTGTAATTCTTAATTGCATTTTCTGGCCATTCTTACCAACAAGTAATCCATCTTCCGAATAACTAAAATATGTTGAAATAGCGTTAAGAAGTACTTGAGATTGTTCCATATTAAGCTCTACAGCTTTTGCTCTCTGACCAATACCCTCAATTTTATCAGCAACCTCTAATAATCGTTTATACGATTCTTCCATGTTGCTGAAACGACCAGTCAAATCACGAATTGTATCTTCTGTAATTTCATTTTTACTGATTATTTCCATTACAGCCGTATACTGATTTGCTTGTTCTCGAGTTCTCTCTTCGAACTCTTTCTGCAGCCGTTTGACTTCTTCGTCATCTTTATTTAAAACTGGTTGCCATTTTCCGTTGGTAAAGATTTTAGGAACGTCTTTACTCGAATTGCTCGTATCCGTCCATAAATCTCCCACAGAAGGATTTTCGGGTGGAGTAGGTCCTATCGACTTGTTAACTATGAAGTCTTTAATCACGATTGAATTTCTAGCAATAACATTGTTATTTTCTAGAGCTTCACATATAAATGTAGCCTCTCTATCAACATCATTTGATGTGATTGTTAGTTCTCTTGTGGCAGTTTCATGTAACTTATTCCATTCTGTATCATTAGTTCCATATTTACTTTCTCTAATCCATCTAAAATTAAAACGATTAGTCATGTCCGTCCCTAGTTTAGAAACAGTTGATATTAATTTAGTCTGGATGTTTCCATTTTGGAATACAACGCCTGAAGTGGATTTTAACTCTAAAACAAAAGGCACTTCAGTAAAATCAAATAAGCGTTCCTTAACTAGAACGCTTAATCTCTGCACTTTTTCAGATATACTATCTGGATTTTCTGTGATATTAGTAATAGTGACTTTCCCAGTGCTGGGATTAGATAATGGTTTTATAATTTTTGAAACTCTAGCCTCCAAATGTAATGGTGGATTATACTCATTATCTACGATAGAAATTGTATCTCCTATATTTACACCTTCTGGCAGATAGTATATATCAACTTCATAAGTTAATTCAGGATAAGCACGTTTTTTTAACTGCTTTAAAGTCTCGTTAAATAGAGCTTGCTGAGTTTTAGCTGTACTCTGATAAGTGTCTGTAATGTACCCAGCATATTTAGCAGCACTCGGATGTCGTGTCCATCTTTCTCCTTCTTGCAGATCGTGTAATGTATCTTCACTAACCCAATACCTGCCGTCGTTGTATTTAAACCCTACTAGAGACACTCCGTCACCGTATCCGCGTAAAGCAGTTGCAAGATGTTCAATACTTTCTGTTTTTTTAATATTACTTATGTTAGAACCATATTCTAATCTAACTTTCTTTTTACTACCGATTCTTTTATAAAAGTTAACTAATTTCCGATGAATTTTGTCGTTCAAAAATTCGCAGCTAAAGTTCATCTCAGCATCAAAAGCTTTTGCGATTCTTCTTAATCGTTTAGTAGCAGTCTCAAAACCTTCTGTTTTAATAGTTCTCTTTGTTGAATTTGGAATTTCATTAGTTCCGATTTCCCAGCCTGAGTCGTAAGTAGATGCTTCAAAATATTCACTGAGTGTTTTTGGTTCATCTCCAATTAATGGCCATACAGATTCGCCTAACAAATCCAACCCAGCGTCTTCAGCGGTAATTATCTTAGTGTTATGATCTTCCTCAATACGAGTTATCTCAAAACATCTTGTTATATCTCCGTCCTTGACGAATATGTAACAACCAATAGCAACATTCTTAATAGATTCGCGAGTTTTATCTACTTTGAATTCGTAAATTCCAATCCCTGTGTCTAAATCTTGTTCAAATAAGTCATCGTATGCGATTAACTCTCCAACAGAGCCAAAGTGAAGCTGGCAAATTTTATTGTATTTTCTATCCGTAACAGTAATCATTGCCATGCCTCCTTAAATGTCGCGTTTAGTCGAATATCTGTGTTAGGCTCTGTTAAAATGCCAATCTCTGTTTGACCTACCTTTAAATAAAACCAAGAACTGCTTAAATTTACATATCGAATCGTTCCGTTAATTGTTAATTGTTTCTTTCTGAAATCAAACTCTACTACATCGGTTGGTTTAATGACTACATCTCCAGTTTCATGGCCATATTGGACGTATTGTCCGCTTGGATGGATGAAGCTAATCATTTTGTAATTTTCGCCCGATGTGAAACTAAAAAGAGGCGCTGTTGGAAGCACCCCTCTGTTATCAAACGTATATACAATCTTTCCTGTATTCGTTCCTCTGGTAGCATTCTTTTCTGTCTTAGATAATCCTTCAAATGAGAATGTCACTTGTAGTTGAACGATGTATATATTTTTATGTTTTGTAATCGAAGTAACATTGAATTTGAAAGCTGTATACACACGATTTAGTGATGTATCTGGTTCAAACTCAACATTTTCTTGCATAATCCATCTGTTAAAATGGTCTAAATCTGTTTGTTTAGTCGTATGAATATGAATTTCAAACGTCTTCACTTGTTCCTTGCGTTCGTAACTTTTCTTAAAATACGAACTTCCGTTTTCACGTCTTTGAATCGAATTATTGCTTTCAGAGAAAAAGAGGCGTTCATATTCTGCCACTACTACTTGAATCGGCAAATCCGTATTCTTAACATGATTAATACTCATTTCAAATCCAATCACAGAATCACTCCTCTCGCTCTCTCAGCATGTCGTTCTTTCATTTTCATCTTTCTGATAATTTCTTCTGCTAGCTTAGTGGCTAGTTGAAGTACATCTTCATCATTTCTTACTATCAATTCATGCGGATAAATATTAACATTCACTCCACCATTATTTTCTAAGTGTGCTGCAATTCCTTTTCCGATTCCTGAAAGTGTATGATCATTCAATGGAAGGATAGCTTCATTTCCTGCCTCTCCACCAATCATGATATTGTTGCCATTTTGTCCGAAAATAGTCGGCTTAGTCATAATCCCACCTTTGGCATACCATTCAATTCCAATGCTAGGTAATCCACCGCTTAACCAGTCTAATGGATTTGCTGAACCGCTGATACTGAAGTGCGGAAGTGGGATGTGTGGCCAGCTAATTTGGAAGTTGAAGAATCCCTTGATTGCTTCAATGGCTGAACCTACAGCACTAGCTGCTCCATCAATAGCTCCAGAAATAGCACCCTTGATACCCTCCCAAATACTAGAAGTCGTTGCCAGGATTCCATCCCATATTCCGGAGATGATAGAAGCAATTCCACCCATTATTGAACTGATTGTAGATGAGATAGTGCCAAGATAAGTTGATACAACATTTGATAATGTATCCCATGCGCCCGACCAGTCACCAGTTAAAACTTGTAATACTGCTTGGACGATTCCCAGAATTACATCGAGTGCTCCTTGAATCACAGTAGTGATTACAGTCCAAACTGTTTGGATATAGATTAATATCCCATCAAATATTCCTTGAATGAATGGAGCTAAGAACGATAGAACTGTTTGAATAATCGTTGAGATAAAGTTCCAAACTGTCTCAACTACTTGCTGGATTCGTTCGTGGTTAGCCTCCCACCAAGAAACCAATGTTCCGAATATATTTTGAATAAATCCAGACACAGCGCCCACAACTGTCTCAATAACTGATTGGACTCCGTTCCATACAGATTCAACAGTTGAACCGAACCCCGGAAATACTCCTTCAAGCCATTCTACAATTGAGCCGAAATTAGTCACTATTGCAGTAGCTACTGCGATTCCTCCAGCAACCGCTACGATAATAGCAATAATTGGAAGAAGACTAGCGCCTAATGTGGTTACTGCTATTCCTACAGCTACAATAATGGGTGATAGTATAGCAAGTACTGCTAATACTCCACCTAAAACAACGATGAATTGTTTCACTGGCTCAGGAAGATTCTTGAACCAATCAGCTAATTGTTTAATTGCTGGAATAGCTACATTTAGTATTGGTTCCATCGCTTCTGCGATAGCCGCTCCAACTTCTGCTAATGCTAGCTGAACTGCGTTAAATTTCTGTTGTTGCTTATCAATTGGATCTAGAGTAGCCTCGAACGTTTGAGCGACTGTCCCTCCAGCGTCTTCAGCAGTACCTGCTAAGTTCTTTAACGAGAACGTTCCACGCTTGATAGCGTCTACCATTCGAGTGGCGCCTTTAGTTCCGAACACCTTAGAAGCTTCCGTTAACGCTTCAGTTGAGCTGGATGCATTTTTGATTTTCTCAATCGTTTCTTGTAATCCATCAGATAAAGTTTTACCTTCTTTAGCGTAGCCAACAGCCGCCTTACTCATTGATGAGAGAGCAGCGCTTGAATCTACACCGGCTTTTTCCATTCCACCAATTAATGTCGTTGCTTCATCAAATGACAATCCAAGTTCTTTAATTTGAGGAGCTCCAGCGACAATCTTAGAAAATAATTCATCAGTAGAAACACCAGTTGTTTGGCTAACGTATGACATCGTATCTAATACTGAAGTTAAATCTGTAACTGATAATCCGTAAGCTTCAATAGTCTTTTTAGCATTAATCGTGCTATTAGTAATATCCGTTCCGTTAATCTCTGAGAATTGGATAATACTTTTCGAGGCGTCTTTTAACGCGTCACCAGTTAACTCAAATTGTGTGTTAACTTCACCAATCGCAGAACCGACTTTTTCAAACGAGTCTACAGGCAAATCAACAGATAATTGATCATAGATTTTTTTAAATCCGTCTAATGCCTCGTCTGTTGTCGCTCCAGTCTTAGTGATTATGATGTCGAATCCGGCATCTACATTCTTGAACGCTTCTTGAGTGCTCTTCCCAAACTCAATCATTGATTGTCCAGCTTGAGAAGCTACTTGAGAAGCTTGTTGAAGATTGCTCTGAGTTAGTAATTTATTTGTTTTATCGCTTGCACTCTTAGACGCGTCTCCTACCGATTCAAGCTCTTTTTTAACGTTATGGATGCTTCCGCCATCATCAAGCTTATCGAGAGCATCTCTCAACTCGTTAATATTAGCCTTGCCATTCGATGCTTCTTTAGCCATTAACTCTAATGCGCGTTCCATGTCCTTACTTGAGGCCTTACCATTCTTAATAGAATCCGTCAGCTTATCGCCTAGAACGTGTCTATATGCTTCAACATCTTTTCCAGTAGCCGTGAAGAATCGAGATAATCTTTCTGTGGATTTCCCGAGATTCTCTTGTTCTTTGTTAAGATTAGTTAGCTGCGTCTTGTAATGCGTTAACGTGCTCTCAGTAGTCTCAATCTCGCGTTTAAATGCTCGATAGTTTTCTTCACCGATTTTGCCAGCCTTAAACTGTTCTTCAACTTCGGCTTGAGCATTCTTTAAAGTCGTTAATTTTTCTTTTGTATTTTCAATTTGCTTAGTTAAAAGCGTTTGTTTCTGAGTGATTAATTCGATACTGGCAGGATTAAATTTCAAAGCCTTATCCACTTGCCTCATCTCGCTAGCTGTACTCTTAGCTACCGTATTCGCTTTTTTCAAAGCTTGCTCAAGTGGTTGAATATTTCCTTGCAATTCGATTGTAATACCTTTGATGTTTCCAGCCATTTTTTCACCCCTCTCTAAATTAAAAAGGCTACTGAAACCAGTAGCCTAGAAATTATCAATATCTTCCTGTGTCGCTTTTCGCGTTTTCTTTTTATTTTTCGATTGAGAATGAAGATCAACATAATCAGTTTGGAAGTCTAATGCTCCTCCGACTGTTAAATACTTTAGTTCATCAATCGATAGTCCGCTTTCCTTGCAACACAGAATGAACGATTCAACTGTGAATGTCTCTTCACTAGCGTCCTCGCTCGAATCTACTTTTTTTTAGTCACAAACGATGCTTCAATTAAAGCAACGATGCTTGTAACGATACTTTCAAATGTTAAATCTGAATATTCGTTGTAGAATTCTAAAAAGTTTGGAATCTGTGAATTTGCAGTGAAAGCAAAAATCCAAAAGAAGCGATAAAACAATTCTGTATCGAACGCTTGAACAGAATCTTCTGATAGATTTTCCATAGAAAATTCTTTTTTACCTTTGAAAATTCGTGCTAGTGCAAATAATTCTTGAAAGAAATCTTTGTTAAATTGCTTCTTATACGCCAGAGGAGTAAATGCATTACTCTCTAGCGTAATTTGCTTTTCTCCAACTTCAATAGTTTTCTTCATTATGATCTCCTTAATTTAATGCTTGTTTAACTTCATCAAAGAACTTGTTGTAAACTTCATCAGAAGTATTAACATTTGTCTTATAGCGAATAGCTTTATCCGTAGAACGAGGGCTTGCTGTGAATTCTAGTTCTACTGTATTAACATCAGCACCATTCTTGGTCTTAGTGCTAAATTTAGGACGTTTAACAACCACTTGAGGTAAGCAGAAGCGTGTCGCGTGTTTATCCCCTTCCATTTGGAATAGCAGTGAAATTGGATTACTTTGAGATGTGCTCTTTTCTACAGTTAAATCCCCTTTATTTTCTAATCCATTAACATATTCTGCGAACGATTCTGTAACGTTATAGAACGTCATTTTTCCTGTGTATCCTTCGTTAGACTCAGATACATAATAGTCGATGTTATCAGCTTTTAATTTAATTTCTGTACTGACTGGATTTAATTCCATATCCACAGCTCCAGACATTTTTTCAGGCTTAGTATAAGTAATTGTTCCAGTAGGGCTTTTAGTAACTTTCCCCCAGTGAACATTTTCTAAACCAAATGTAATTGTATTTTCAATTTTTGTTGGTGTTTGTGTTTGTTCTGCACCCATTTATAAATCTCTCCTTATAGTGTAATTTGATATGCTAGCATATACATTCTTTCATCTTTTAAATAAATTTCTTGGAATGTATACGTTAACTTGTTTTTGTCGAATAATTGTTTCATTTTATCCTCTAATGATAAATCTTTAAATTCTGAATAGACTTCTACAATCACATCTTTACTTATGTGCCAAGTGAAATTATCTGCGTTAGCATGTTGCTCTGATGGATTATAATAGATGATATAAGGAAGGTCAGGAGCTTGTCCTTCCTGAAACATATAATATTGGACAGGTAGTTGTAGAGTTTTTAGCTGTGTATATAGTTTCTGCAGTGTCATCATTTAGCTTCCTAACCTCCTTCTTATTTCAGATTCAAATTTCTTAATCACTTCGTTTTCAATTTCTTTAATATGTGGTTGAGCTCCGACATTTCGCCCTCCATTCCTTCGGGCGTGTCCAAACTCAAGTAAGTGTGCTTTTCGATATTCTTTTGGCTGATAGATTATACGCTCTCCACGCTTATTCAATTTACTATCCCAGTCATTGGCATAGCCTCCCGTTCTTCGAGGAGATGCTCCTCTTAATTTAGAAACGGTATCGTCTGCTAAATCATCAACAATATCTTCTATCTCTTGAGCGACTTCTGCATTGAAATTTGATAAAGCTTTTGCAATTTCTGATTCGAGATTAAAGCTCATACTTCTCTCCCACCAATTCTTCACATTGCAGCTCAGTGAATTCTCCGTTTTCTGGCTTGAATGCTCTTCGGATAACATACTTGATGCCATCACATTCTAAGAAAGATTCGTGTTCGTACTCGAACCATCTTACTTGAACCACGAATATTGGCTTATATCCAAATTGAGCGCCATAGAACAGCATTGCATTTGTTACACTTTTTTCAGTCGCAAGAATCTTTCGTTTAATCAATTCAACGATTGGATTCCCTATTTCATCCGTTCCATTAATTCTCTTTTTGATTAAGACAATCTCCTTATTCCACATCCACATCACTCCTTAAATTTTCTAGTAGTAGATTATGAAGTCGATACTGTAAATGCTTAGGCATAAGAATATTATTATCACGATTGTCGTATCTAAACGCTGCATAATCGATTAAGAAATCCATGTGATCATATCGATTAATATCAAGTTTAATCTTCTTTTGCTTTTTAATCTCATCTTGTACTGATAAAATTAAATGATTTAAATACTCATCTCTAAATGTTCCGCTAATTCCTAATTTAGCTTTCAAAAAAGCTAGTATCTCTCTCTGTTCCATTATTATCATCTCCTTCTATCTGTTTGATGAAAATAACTCCAGCTGTATTATCCATAGTTAACAATTCTGATATTCGCGCTTTGCTTGCCTTGCCACGAGCTGGATATACGTCTCCGACACGATAAAACCGACCATTCGGAAATTCTTCCGAGCGGTCGGCCATATCAGCAAATGCACGAATTACTTCGTACTTCATAACTTACTCCTAAACTGCATCAGTGTATGTTACAAACACACCGGCGTCTGTGTCCGCTTTTTGAGTATCAAAGCGTGAGAAGATTCCTAAAATTTCGCCGTAAATTTCGTTTGCAACCCAACGTACAGTAGTTTGTTTTCTGTCGAATAATGTTACAAATGCTTTAGGGTCTCCAATGAATCCTTTTAATTCCCCTTCGTTACCTAACATTTCATCAGGTAATGTATAAATTACTTTACCTTTGAACTTATATCCTGTTGGAGATGTTACATCTTCTTGAAGCATATAACGTCCTTGTTTATCCTTCACTTTATCTAAAGCTGCAAACATTGAATCTGTTACAATTAAAGATACATTGTAAACAGATGGAATTTTTTTATTAATTACATCTTTTAATCCATCTAATCCAGAAGCACTTTCCGCTTTAGCTGTTTTGAGAATTGACGCAATTTCATAATTTTTGGTATTGATATCTTGTGTGTAAACATCTTCTTCGATAAACTCCATAATATCGTAAGTTGCATCGTCAATCATTTCTTGAGATACTCCTAATTGACCACGGAAAGTATCAATTGTCCATGCCACATCAATAAATTTAGGTTTTGCTAATTCTGGGTTCTTTTCTAACTCTGAAGTTTTAACCATTTTACCTTTTGATTTGCTTGCGATAGGTGTTTTACCTGAACCAGTTTTCACTTTAACTACTTTTACTAATTTAGTTAAATCAATGTTAATATCTGGTTTCTTAACTAGTTCCGTTGTTTCAACTGGCACTACTGCTCCACCGTCTACGATTTTTAATCCATCGCGTGTTTGTCCTTTTGAACGAATGAATGCGTTTAATGCTTCACGTTTTTGAATTTTTTCATTTTTATTCATATTTCTTTCTTCCTCCTTAGCGGGTTCCTTATCTTCTAATTCTTTTAATTCAGCTTCTAAATCAGAGATTTCTTTTTCTAAATTTTCTTTTTCTTCTTTCTTAGCAGATAATTCTGTTTGAAGTTCTTCAATTTGTTCTTCAACAGCCTTTAGATCTTCATCATTTTCTGCAGCTTCAATAGCTGTTTCTGTTTCTTCTGAACGTTTATTTAGTTCTTCTAATTCAGCGTTAATTTTTTCTAGCGATTTGTTTCGCATTGATAATTTAGCTTTGATTAATAATCCTTTATTCTTCATCTATTTAACTTCTCCTTTAATAATTTTTTTCTAGCATTTAATGCTTCTTTTTTAAATTCTTCATATCCTTGTTTTCTAGCTGAGATTTCCGTTTGAGGGTACGCTGGGAATGTACAAGGGCTAACTTCCAGTAGTTCCATATCTTTAACAATTTTTAATACTGTTCCATCGTCTCTTTCGACAATTTCAAAAGCTAATTCAATAAATCCAAAGCTACAACCATTTACATCCTGTCTATCAATTCTTGCATGAGCGCCGATTGCGTCTGGATCTGCGTTGTTAATTTCGCATTCGCCAAACAGTCCGATGTTATCGGATTTTAATTTTAGGATTCCATTTCCAGTTCTCCCTAAACAAATATTCGTATCATGATTAAATAGAGCTCTAACATCCGGATTACGCTCTAGCGCTTTATCGACTGCCTCCTTTTCAATCATTTCAAAGAATCCGTCCCAAAGTTCGGTTTCTACACCGTACTTGATAAAATATCCCTCAATGAATTTTTTCCCACTTTCATCACTACGTGTTTTAAATTGAGTAGTGAGATAGCTTTCTCGTTTATTCATCATTCTCACCACCTTTCAATTTTTTTTGTTTATCTAAATCATCTTGATGTAGATAATTTTCTAAAACAATAATGTCTTCCATTTCAGGATCTGGAACTAATCCAATCCAATCTCGAAGTTCATTTCTTCTCATCGCAGCTAACTGAACCATCTGACTTCCTGCAGACACTAGTTCAGTAATGTTGTACGAATATAACGATCTTGGATTGAACTTGAAATATCTTTTAGGACTGATTAACAAGTCTCTTGTTAACGTCTGTGCAATTATTTCGGCAATTGATAGAATTCTCGTGTTAATAAACGTGTTGTATTCTTCTTTATCAAACTCTCCCACGCCTAAATAAAAAGCCGGCACTCCAAATAGGCCAGCAATTGTCTTTTTATCAATTTCAACAGATTCATTAATCGCGATGTCTTTTAGAGTCAATGGTTTAACTTGGTCAACTCTCATCATCTCCGCTGGAATAATCCACGGTTCTCCAGCATTTGTAGTGTTTAGATAACTATTCATTATGGCTTCACGGCCTTGTTGATTCGTTAATCCATCGGCATCCCCGTTGACACTCACTATTACACTAGGAATATTTTTATTTCGCATAAAACTATTCTTCGTTTTATTCGCCTGCGTAAGATTCTTAACGACGTCTCTAAGAAGTGCTTTGTAGCCTGTCCCGATGTGTGGTCTCTGTTCATCTGGATTAATTGTGAAGTGTACTACTTCGTCAGGATTTAATCTTACAGAACCGTATCGGATGTAATATCCTCCGTCTTCTTCATCAATGAACTCAACGCTACGCATATTCAACGGCATTAAATCGCCAATGAAATCTGTTCCGCTAATCAGCTTAACGTGAACCACTGCATTTCCGTCTCCATTTAATAATAAATCTCGTACAATCCTAGAAATCCAAGTTTTTCTAGTCATGTACTTATATGGATTAATATCAATCTTACGAGATAATTCATCTCGTACTCTTATATCTCCTTTATCTGAATTTTCCATCAAATGAATTGTCATGTTAGATACTAAGTCGGCAATCTTATCAACGGCAATTACAACATCAGGATGTTTGTTTAGAGGGATATAAGTATCGTCTTGTGATATTAAATTTTGCCATTCAAATGGAGACATAAACCCTACTTGTGGCAAAACATTTTTATTTCTTTTATTCCAAAAATCGAATAATCCCATTTTTAATCTCCCTTCAATCCAAAGAAATCTTTTGCGCGATTTGCTTTACTATCAATTTCTTGTAGCATTTGTACAGTGGCGAAAACAGTCGCATCAAAAATATCAATACGCTGTGTTCCACCGTCACCATCAGCTTTTTCGTATTGGATCATGTCGTCAGTTTTTTCAATCGCACGAACATTTCCAACACAATATTCAAAAGCCTCACTATGCGCGTAATAAAATTCTTTGTTTTTAACTTTCATTTCGATTCGTCTGAAACCTTCTGATTTCTTCCAAAAATATTGTGGTTGGTCAACCATTCTAAATTTGTTCTTCTTCATCTTACTAACGAATTCTCTACCAAATTTTCTATCGAAGCCGATACTTCGAATATTAAATCCAAGCTGTCTCATTTGAATAAACCATTTAACAACATCGTCATACAACACAGTCTTCGTATTACTCATTGTTAACCATCCATCATCCTTCCATCCAAACAATGGAATTCCATCGTCTTCCGCCTTTTCTTTTGCGGAGGCAATTGGAAAGAATGCGTGTGTTATGGCAATATCAATTTTCTTTCCTTCAAACTCATATTCACCAACCAAAGCGGATGCAGTTAAATCATGCATTTTAGATAAGTCAGCACCGCCATACCACTTGATAGGCAATTTAGCCAGCTCTTCAATTGTCCAATTGAACTGCTCGTCACTTGCGATAAATTCATCTACATTGAAGTAAGTGTTCATGGAATTAGTAAACACGTTTAATGTTGTATTGAAGAATTCCATCCGCGTTTGTGGATCATTGAGCGCCATCTCAGCTTCAGCTCTTAACTCTTCGATAGTCACTGTCACGCCACATGATGGATTAGCCATTCTCAATGTTTTGTCTGACATATAATCAATTGGCATTCCGTCTTTATCTTCATTAGCTTTACAAATAAAAATAAATAACTCGTCATTCTCAATGCTTTGCTCCAATACTTTCTTACAGTATTTCAAACGGTTAGCTAAGAACCCGTTCGGAATATCTCCTGCGGTGCTAATGATGAATAACAGCTTATTTCGATAAGCGCTTAATGTCTTCTTCATCTTCCCGTACTTCTTAGAACTACGCATTGTATGTGCCTCGTCTAATATGATGAAATTCCCATTCAATGCATCTAATCTAGATTCATCGTTTGCAAGTGCTTGTACAAAGAAAGAGCCTTCCTTACCAAACTCGCCAGTAATGGAATGCTCTGAATTATTATCTTTAATACTGATATGTTTATCATGCCAACGATCTACATTGAATCGCATAAATCCAAACGCTTCTAGCGATTGTCTAATTCCTGCTGCTACGATGTAGCACTTAGACGAACTCTTACGTTCCATTAGTGATCTACATAGAGCAAGTGAAGCTGTGAAAGCTGTCTTCCCTTGCTTTCGTGGGATAAAAACTAACGATTCTTTAAATCTAGTTTCTACAGTCCCTGTCTTGTAAAATCCAATAAGATTAACAACAACGAACATTTGCCATTCTTGTAATTTCATTGGAGCGTTACGCAGGCTTACTGCACTAACGTCTTCACCTTGATAATGAACTATTACGTTTTCGATGAAGTTAACAGCAACATTAATGTCATCCTCGTTTAGATAGAATTTTGGATTTTCTAAATCTCTTAAAAATCGTTTTGCTTCAAGTATCTTTTCTTCACAGGAATCTATTTTTCCATCAATGACATCATTCGCATAATTGATAGCTCTCTGAACGTATGGATTCATCGCTTACCACCAAGTTTGTTCATAATATCAATAATGGACGAATCAGAATCTTGAGCTATAATCTCTCCTAACGATTTTGGATTCAGCATTAATCTGTCTGAGTATGTTAAAATGTCACGTCTTAGAGTCTCCATAACATTAACAAGAGGGATTTTTCTGTAATTTTCAGCTCCAGCCTTGTTCACATATATTTCTGCCACTTCGTAATCACGTTCAGCGTGCTCTTTTTCATACTTCATATACTGAAATAACAAGCCAGCATAAATACTAATTAAGTCCGCATACTCTTTGCGATAAGTACCTAAACTTTTCATTTTCTTTTCTGTTGCTTTTTCAATTGTTTTCTTTGTAATTGGCCTTGCCAAAAGTCGTCCTCCTTCCCGATACAGCCTAGATTTTATCCCCTTTTTTCAAATTTACCGCGCGGTTGGAAAAAGTTCCTTTCCTCGGTTTCCGAAGCTCAAAAAATTTTTAATGAAAAGGTGGCGGGGATGAATAGAATTTTTCAAATTCGCGTTTTTTCCGTTTTTGCCATTCTTTTCCTTTTTTCGTAATTTCGTCCGTAGTACGATTATGCATCTTGTTGTGTTGTATGTTCGACAGCGCCACAAGATTCCAAGCTACGAACTCTAACTCTGGATATTCCCTAACAGGATATATGTGATGAACCATTTCTGCCGGAACTGATTTTCCAAATCGTAAAGACTCTTGACATCGATATCCATCTCGAGCCATTACAAAATTTCTCAACCTTTTCCATCGAGACGTATTCAATGTTTTTCTAGCCATCTCATGCTCCTCTCTTAGGAATTATTCCCTTTGAATTAAACATATCTTATATTCTGTTTAGTTCGCATTTCTTATTTTTTTATTGCTGTAATAACCTTTCTTTAAGTTCTCGAAAATGAACTAACACTTTTCTCATTATGTTTAGTTGAATGTTATAAACCAAAATTAGTCATTACTTTATCTTGTTGATCTTGTCTAATCCCAATATATTTCAACGTAATCGCTGGACTTGAATGGTTAAATAGTTCCATCAATGTAGCTACATCTTTGTTCTTTTTATATTGATGATATCCAAATGTTTTTCTCATTGTATGAGTACCTACATTATCAATTCCACATTCATCAGCAGCTACCTTAATAATTAAGTATGCTGTGCATCTACTAATGTGTTGGTTTTTTCCGTTTCTACTTTGAAATAAATAATGATGTAGAGGTTTCCCTTTTACGTACTCTCGTAATTCTTTTTTTAATACTGGAGTCATCTTTCGTTTTAAAGGTTTGCCTGTTTTTAGTTCTTTGGTCTTGATGTACCATCCTTGAACATCCTTGACTCTTAAATTAATAATGTCGCTGATTCGTAACCCTGAGTTGATACCTAAGAGAAACAACATGTAGTTTCTTTCGCTCCATTCTCTTAAGTAGTCTTTCATGGCTTGTATATCATCTTTATCTCTGATTGGTTCTACATAATTCATGTTTCTCTCCTCTCTCCAAAAAGAAAGAGCGTACATATTTGTACGCTCTGACAGTTAGGTTGGGTATTTTAAGGGAATTGTCGTGGAAGGAATCGAACCTTCCTTACGTCCTACACGACACACTTGTTAATAGTCGCCCACACCATTAACTTGGATACACCTTTTTCAGGACTGGCTTTGGAATCATGTTTCCGCATGTTTTCCTTTTATTTACACTTTCTTACAATACATATTTTAATATATATCCCTTTTGTATTTCTACAAACTTTTTTTAGTAAAATCTACAATTTTTTAATCGTAAACATCCACACCAAGTGCATAGGCTAGTTGCATGATGCCTTCCATTCTTAAATCACGTATTGTGAATTCACTGTAATTCAATTCATTCCCAATCTTCACATCACTTTGTTCCAAGATTAATGATTTGTAAATCACTACCCGGTTAGTAGCAGGAATACTATTTAATGCAGTGTTTACGCGGTCTACGTAATCTTTGAACTTCTTTCCAACTGTATCAGCATACAGTGCAGCATCTTCAGTTGATGAATGAAATTGATTAGTAAAGCTTGGCGGTACGATTGTATAATGTGGAGTAATGCTTGGCATACTTTTCAAGTATAGCTTGTTCAAAGCGTTTTTGTATCTGCTAATTACTTGCATTACTGCTTGTTTTGTTTTGATGTAGTTTAGTTCCGGATAATCAAACAATTCTATACTTTCCAAGTATTTGCACTTCCTTTCATTAGAATGGTAAATCGTCATCGTTAACTTCTCCAAATTGAACTTGCTCTACATTTTCAATTTGCGCTTGTTGTCTGCCTTCTGTTACTGCTTTGGGTTCTAGTAATGAAAAGTTTTCTACTAGCACTTCTGTTATATATACTTTTTTACCTTCGTGATTTTCATAATTTCTTGTTTGTAATCTTCCTTCAACTCCTAATAATGAGCCTTTCTTAGTAAAGTTTGAAAGATTCACTGCCGGCTTTCTCCAAATCACACAATTAATGAAATCTGTTTCCTTTTCTCCTGCTTGATTTTTATATGTTCTATCAATCGCTAATGAGAATGAACCAAAAGCAGTTCCATTTGATGTATATCTTAAATCTACCGGTCTAGTTAATCTTCCTACTAAACATACATTGTTAATCATATCTTACACCCCCAAATATTGTTCATGAGCTTTCAAGTCACTTTTAAGAATTTTGTTTACTCTTTTTAATTCTTTAAAAGCCTGTGCTCTCATTGCCTTAATTCCGTTTTTTCTTGCTTCATCAGTAACCGGAATAAAATAACCTGTTCTTCCATTTCTTTCCCCAATAATCACAATATCAAAATCATTTACAAGGACATCAATTATCTTTTTAACCCGTCTTTCTGAAAACTTAGTAATTCTCATAATGTCAACCCTGTTAATTCTTTTAGTATCACTATTTGGAATTAATCTTAATACTGTTCTTTCATCCAACCCTAATCGTTTCATGTTTATTTGTTCCCCTTTTCTAACTCTTCCAATCTATCCGGATTGTAGCCTACCCACGCATTTTCAAAATTATCATCTATCACTACTACTGGCATACCTTGAAATCCGTATGATTTAATTTTCTCTAATGCCTCTTCGGTTTCAAAAACATCAACTGTTTCAAATTTAATTTTATTCTGATCTAAATACATCTTAGTCATCTCACATTGAATGCAAGATGGTTTACTATATACTGTTACTTTCATGTTACCCCCGCATTTTTTCTACTGCTTGTAAAAATAATTGTGCTACTGCTGAGAAGAATAGCAAGATTAAGAAAATCATAATTGAACCTGTTAACGGTGCTGCCACCACAATCCATTTCAACGGAACTCCCATCAACTTCAAAATAAGTAAAATTAAACTTAAGCTTAGAACTGCTACAAAAATTAATCCACAACCGTTATATTTTTTCTCCATTTTAAATTCCCCTTTCATCTATACAAAGTAGATCGCACTACGTTTGTGTTTCGTGAACTCAAACAACATTTGTCCGGATTCGCTAATATCATATCCATAAGTACTATCATAGCTTGATGGCTTACTTGGGCTTTGCAATTGATACCATGTAAGCCCTGCAAAGGATAGTGATTTTTCATGGTGGAAATGCCCTGTAATTAAATACCGTGATTGGCTTTCTCCCCACTCCTTGCTAAATTTGGCAGTAATCACTTGATGCAGTCTTTCCGGATTTTTAATCTTATCTCCATGATGTAAGAATATTGAATGTGGCCCCAGTCTAGCATGTTTATATTCATCAAATTTTAAATCAAATTTGATTTGTGTATATAGCTTTTGCAATGCTTTGACAAATACAAAATCTGTGGAAGGCGCGTGATTACCTTTTAAATAAACCAATGTTACCTTTCTGCTATTCTCTAATGCTAAATCTAGTAGTGGCATGATGAAATTAAATCCATCTTCAATGCTTGCATCAAAATCAACTTCATCAATCCGTGTGCCTTTTTCAGTAGTGTTTAAAAGATTATCCACATGGAAATAATCACCGTGTAGTGTAATTAGAATTTCTTCATATCTGTTCAATATTCTATCTGCGATTTCACGTTGTAATGCAGCATAGTCATATTTAGAATTCAACCCAAAGTGCATATCTGATAATGGAATCAATAGATATTCTTCCGGTATTTCTTCACACGATAACGCTATTTTTCGTGGTTTTAACTTGCTTAGTACTCTTTCAATATCTTCTGCAGTGATTTCCGGTTCTTTTCTAACTGCCACAATCTTTGATTGGTAATTGTAATATGTTGAGCCGGAAATAGGTGTAGTCCATTCGTTGGATGTGATAGATTTTAATTTAAAAATCTTAGGATCAAACCCGTGTAATCTTAGAAGTTCTTCATCCGTGAATACTTTCTTATTCTTTCTTCCAATTTTGATTTCTGAACCAATTGAGCCATCCGCTTTGATATCCTTTTTTTGATATCTAGTTTCATTTTCTTTATTACCGGAATGTGCTTGTTGAATTTCCGGATATCTTGGATGCCTTCTACATCTAATCCGGATTCTTTCAATTGCTTGTACATCGTTAAAACCCATCTTTTGCGCAACTCCCGGCCATGAGTAGCCTGCAAGTTTTAAATCAATAGCCTTATCTACATCAATTTCCGTCATCTATTCACACTCCACAAACAATTCAATGATTTCTTTACCAAATAATTTGATAGCAAGTTTGACATCTTCTTTGTTTCTAAAAAATCCAAATGGTTGAAAATCTCTACAAATGCCCGTAGAATAATGCTGCAACTTTGCATTCGGTGAAAAGAAAATATAATGTTTTCTGTCATCATCATCTTTCCAATCGGGTTTCCATCCATCATTGCACTCATCACGAAATGCATTAAATCGTGTAATCAAGTTTCTTCGCTTAGATTCTAGTTTGGCTGCTTTTTTTGTTGGAAAGATACTGCCTTGTGAAAAGCGGTCTTTGTCAATGTCCCGACCATCCCAACGACTTTCAATTAATGACCCTGTTTCGTAAATAAGAAAATATTTATCCCCTTCTCTATACGGGCATTTCATCTCCCACCCGTTTTCCATCCGCTCGATTTCGGCTTTCATTTCTTTAAGCTTTGCTTCCATGTCTGTTGTTTGTTGTTTTAGTGCTTTTAGGTTCTTCATTGCTTATTCTCCTTATCTAAAATCCTTTTGCAGCTTTCCCAAACATTTCTATACCCATCCCATCCAACTTTCACATAGTTTCCACGAAACGATATTATGCAATTTTTAAAATCATAACGTTTATCACGCTTGAAATACTTTTCAAATGGAACTTCAAAAAACATTTTGATTATCTCCTTTTACAAATCCACTAAATAATCAATGGAATAATCATCCACTAACAATCCTATCTTCATTCCTTGGAAAAAGGCTTTCTGTTCTTCTTCCGTCTTAAATTCTAATTTTTCAAGTTGAAAGATTTCTCTTACTTCTTCTAATCGTTCTTCTGTGCATCCATCTTTTAATATATCTTCTACTAAGCCGATTATATCTGACGTAAACAACATCTATTCACCTTCTTATTTTTCAATGTAATAACCAGCGATTGCATCTAACATAAAACATGCTTTGTTTTCAATTATTTCGTCTGTACTGTTGTATTGTGGAAGAATTCCTACATAACTAAGTTTTAAATGTTGTCCATTTTCGATATAGCATTTATTTACACCGTAGAAAATATATTCCTTTTCGTTTTTTAATATTACAGTTATTGTCATTTAATATCCCCTTCTTCAATCAACCAATCAATATTTTTTTTAGCTTTTTTTAAATCTTCCACACCGTTTTTTTCTGCATATCGTAATAAATATTCAACCGCGCTACACCACCGGTGCGCTTCCATACCGCTTTTGTTTTTAACAAAGTTTTCAAGAACTTCTTTAACTTCTAATCCTTTAGTTCCAACATAGTGGCTTGGTTTGTTTACTGCTTCTTTAATTCGTGCGTTTTCTTGTAAATCCATCGCTATACCCCTTTCACAAAAACACCATCAATCACTTTCCCTTTTCTATCCTTGATTTGATGATATGCACTTTCTAAACAGTCTAAGAAGTTCAAATTACGCTGCATGCAGTAACCAATTAAAACAACCGTGATATCACCTACTGCATCAATTTCTTCTGCTCTGTCGTGGCTTTTATATGCTTGTTTCAACTCCAATACTTCTTCTTGAAGCTTAATCAATTGCCCGCTTCCGTCTAGCGTTTGCATGTTTCTATCTACAAACCATTTTTCAACCAGTCTTAATAATTCTTCTCTTTCAATTCTTTTTTGATGAATTGGATCATTTAAATTCATGCCATCTTAACTCCTTCAAAATATGCTTTTAAATTGTCTGTAATCTTCTTTCTAGTGTTTGGAAATAATTTGTATGGATTGTTTAAAAACTTATTCAACGTGCTAACCTTTACTTTTAAAATGTCTTTCTGCATGTGGTAGAAGTTGTTAGATGATGTTCCAATCATCTTTTCTATTTCATCGCGTGCCATTAACAATTGAATGTTATAATCGTTAACTTCCACAAACATCAAACTTGCATCCGGTTTGATTGGCTCATACAGTTTGGGTGCTGCTTGAATTAATGTGACTGTTCCTAACACGTTGTTTTTATGTTTAAACTCAAATGCTTTTTCATACGATATAAATTCCAACGCTTGATGTTGATTCTTACAAAATTTCAATGTTTTCTTTGGATGCTTTTTATCTAAATAACCTTCCATGTATGAATAATCTTTAAACCCTTGGAAGTACATCCCATTGTGCTTAATTACAAACATTTGTTTTCCCCTTTTTACTCAACTTAACCAAAGTTTTTATTGTATTCTTCTTCAGTCATTTTTCCTGTAATCAATTTTCTTTTATTGCTTAAATAAGCTTCTTTATCACCAGTTGTTTTCAATTCAGAAATGGCTTTGATGATAGATGTGTATCTTTCCGGATTTTCTTTGTAAATCCTTAGTTCTTGTTCCATCAATGTTTCCATCAATTAACACCCCTTTGTGCGCGTTCTTCATTCTGTTGTCTAAATACCCAATCCGGCAGTGGCTCAACATAGCCTTTAGCTTTGTTTGGATAGTTTGAATAATTAGTTTTTGGATTAGAATCTATTTTGTATTCATCATTCCAACACTCTTGATTGAACCATGTTCCACCTTGTTTGATATATTTAGTTTCAGTCTGATTAGCTTTCACATATTCGATGTATGATTTTAAGCCATTCTGAATTGTAGTGTGTTCAACTCCTTTTTTAATAGCTTTTGAATAAGCCTTAAATGCATCGTTCTTTCTTTCTTTTCTTGGATAAATATTCCACAAATCATTAAATTGCTTTTCTAGTAATTTGGTGGATATATTATTAGATTTACTTTCATTTAAATTACTTTCTTTTTCTTTATCTAATGCGGTACTAGGTGAGACACTAGGTGCGACACTAGGTGCG